CGGTATTGGGCAAGACTCTCTTGCACAATTAGTTCGTGAGAAGTTTGACCGTGCACGGGAATACCGGCAAGCGATTGAATCCGATCGTTGGTTACCCGGAGAAGACGCCTATAACGGTATTTTTCCAGATGCTCCGACCTATACGCGAACCAGTGATCGACCACCTTTCATGGCGATCACTCGTCGTGAAGTCGCCAGTGCACATATTAAGATCAATGCGTTGATGTTTCAGAACGGAGAAATCCCGTTTGTCATTCAACCGACGCGGTATCCCCGTTTCGTTCCGTCAGATATTCATCAGTTTGCTGATGGCATGGCTGAAATGTCAGACCGTGAACGGCGTCTTTATCTGGATGAACTGCGTAAGGAACTGCCGATTGACACGATTCTACGAGATCGTGCGAAAAACATTGAAAATCGCATTCGAGACGTACTGGATCGCACGGATTTCACCAATGAAATCTCGAAATGTATACATGAATTGATCCTGCACGGTACCGGAGTCATGAAAAGTCCGGTGCTCATTCATCGTAATTATCCGGTTTATCGTGGTCGCTATGCCAATCGACTACAGAGGATCGAGTCAGCCATTGAGCAGGAACTACTTCCGGCCAGTAAATTTGTCAGTATTTTCAATCTTTATCCTTCTCCGGAAGCCGAAAGCCTAGAAGACGTTAGCTATATTATCGAGCGCAAGCAGCTGTCTTCCGTGCAAGTTCGTCAGATGTTGACGGAACAACGTGGTTTTGATCTGGAAGCCGTTTCTGATGTGCTGGAACGTCGGGTCTATTCCAAGGGCAATGAAATAGCGCAGCCGCTAAATCCGCATCAGGAAAGCTACACCGAAGAAGAGAAAGAGTACGAGTTACTTGAATTTTGGGGGGTATTAGACCAAGACGATCTGGAAGGCTACATCGACACATCCGAGTTGAATAACCTGAGTGTCTTGCCCGTCTGCATCTATGTTTTGGGTGACAGAACAGTCAAGGCCACGCTTAGCCCGTATGACGGTATGTTGCCGTATCACTTTGGTTACTGGCAACGGGTACCGCACAGTATCTGGGGTGACGGAGTGTTCTGGAGCATTCGGGATGTACAGTCCCTGCTAAATTTTAGCATGGCGATGTATGTCGAAGGCAAACAGATTAGCTCTTTACCGATGGCCGGTATGGATGCAAGCCAGTTAGCGGCGAATGAAGATCCAACGGATCTTTATCCGGGCAAGATCTTTCAGTTTGCTCCGGGTTCGGATGTCGGCAGTGCCTTTAAGCCAATCGTGATTCCGGATGTGACTCATGGCCTGATGGATATGATGCAGTTTCTGCAGAGAGAAGCGAATCTTTCCAGTGGACAATCACCAATCGGCATGGGCCAGACCGCACCTTATCAAACGCGTACCGCGACCGGTATGAGTATTCTGAACACGAATGCGCAGAAACAAACGGCGTCGGTTGTTCAATCGATCAGTAACATATTACGTGGTGCGATCAACGGAATCTATCGGTGGATCTTAGTGGATACGGATGATCCGAATCTTCATTGTGATGCCGAAGCACTCTGTACAGGTTACGACCGTTTTGTCGCCGAAGAAATTCACAATCAACAGATGCTTCAGTTTCTGCAGACCGTCATGAACATTCCGGGCTTGACGGAGCAACTGCGCATGGATCGTTTCGCTAAGCCCATGCTGCGAGCCTTCAACATGAATCCAGATGAGATGCTAAAGACTCCGGAAGAAATGCAGCAATCTCAACTGCAACGTGAAGAAGCAGCCCAGAAGCAGATGCAGATGGAAGCGCAGAGTAAGGCGCTATTAGCACAGATTGATCAGCAGAAATCAAAGCTCGATGCTGCTCTGGAAGAGAGAAAGTCAATTGGCGAGCAACGCAGAGATCTTGAGATTCGCAGGATTATGAACCTGATGGAGAACGGACAAGATCCGGGTCCGATTACCGATTTTACAGATCTTAGCGTGATTATCCGTGAAGAACTGCAGAAGCAAAAGATGCTGGAAATGCAACGCCGCGAGCAACTTCGTGCGCAGGAAATAGAACGAGATCTTCAATTAGCACAGCTGGAAGACGCCGAGTATGCAGAACTACAACGCTCACAAGCCCGGTCAGGTGCACCCGCTAACACCGGAAGAGGTGCGAATCCTTCGGCAGAGTCCGATGTGGTTGCATCTGGAAGAGTACCTGAACTACCGAATTCAACAGGAGTCTCATCTGGCCCTGCAGCCGGTCAACCCCGACCAATGTAAGGACCATAATTTACGTGTCGGCAAGATTCAGGCTTTTCGTGAGATTCTGAATTATCCCGACGCATCCTCATCATCTAAAAGAGTATGACCTCCGAAACAGTGGAAGTTACGGAAGAAGTGCAGAAGGAAACCCCTTCACCCCAAGAATTCTGGAGCAAGCTAATCGAACCCGGTGCCAAGGTGGAAACCCCACCCGAAGTACCAGAGGTAGTAGATGAAGAACCAGAAGAACCAGAAGAACCGGAAGTTGAGGAAACGAAAACGGTGAAAGCCGAACCGGAAGACCCGTTAGCGAGTGACCCCAAGCTAGCGAAACGGTTTCGAGATTCACAAGCTTTCATTTCGCAGCTAAAGCAGGAAAATCGCGATCTCACCAATCAGGTGGGAAAGCTCTCCGAGCAGATGAAGGAACTAAGCCGTTCGATGCAGACTGCGCAGACCCCGCAGAATGCTCCGGTAAAGCAACCTTCGAAGCAAGAAGTAAATGATGTGATGGCGGAAGTGATGGCTTCCCTTCCCGATGAAGTCAAGGATGAGGTGCAGACCTTTCCGGAGCTTTTCAAGGGAATCGATGCCCTGATCAAGCACCATCTGTCATCTGCGAACAAGGAGATTGAAGAAGACATTGCTGAAGTCCGCCGAAGTCGTCGTGAACGTGTTGTGCAAAATAGTCTACGCGAACGTCATAATCTGGCTAATTCGCAGCTAGGCATCACCAATGCCGCGCAGTTGGACTTGGATGACGGAACTTTCGCCCAGTGGGTGCTAAGTGAACCGTGGCGCAAGAACGTCGTGATGGATTTCGAGAATCCGAAAGGATTTGTTGATTTGCTTCGTAGCTTTTTCTACGAGTATCCGGAACTTGCCAAGTCAAGTAATCCACATACACCCCCCGTAGATGAAGAGCAACAGAAAGCAGACGCTAAAAGAGATGAACGACGAAAGCAAGCTAGTCATTCGATACCTGCTAAACCTGTTACACGTACTCCTCAAAAGCCGAAAACAGTACAAACGCCTGACGATAAGCAATTGTTATGGCAGCAATTAACAGCAAAAGTTAGCTAAGAGGTTAAAATGGCTTATACAGTTAGTAACTACGTCAACGTAACAGGTCAAAACCTGTACGGAGACTTGAGCGTGGAAGACGCGCTTACCATTCAGTCGAAGATGTTGCCTGTGGCAAAAAAGCACCTGACTTTCGCACGTTTCGCGCAGAAAGACACCAAGGGGCAGAACCAAGGGAACGTCATTCGCCATCGCCGCTACAAGAAATTTCCCCTTTCAGATCAACCACTTGGAGAAGGTGTGACTCCTGATTTCGACGTGCTCGAATCAGAAGTGATCTCACATACTGTTCGACAATATGGGCGGTACGTGCCGGTGACCGATCTGATGGAAATTCTTGGGCAAGACCCCTATATCAGCATCATTACAGAACGCCAAGCGCAACAAGCTGCAGAGACAATGGACCTGTTGGCTTACAAGCACTTTAGAGCACCTGCTAATGTAATTTACACCAACGGGGCATCCCGTGCAGCTGTGAACACCAAGCTCACCGTTAGTGGTAACAACTGTCCACAGTTAGACTCTGCTATTCGTTTTCTTGAGGGCAATGATGCCGTTAAGATGACCGAAATGCTAGCAGCTACTCCGGACATTGCTACTACACCAATTCGGGCTGGATTCATTGCCATTTGTCACCCGATTTTACGGCAGGATCTGGAAGCGATTCCTGATTTTGTACCGGTTGAGAAGTATTCTGATTCCGGTGCTGCAATGGAAATGGAACTCGGAAGCTACAAGGGTGTTCGATTTATCGGTACTACACAGGCAACCGCGTTCGAAAATTCTTCTGGCAACACTTCAACCGGTGCTGGAGCAACAGGTGGTACTAATGTTGTGGAGAATGCTACTTACGCCGATGTTTATCCGATCGTAATCTTTGCGAAAGATAGC